TAATTTATACTTTTTCATTTTTTTATTTTAATGAAATTCTTTGTCATTATACTTTTTATTCTGTTTCCGTAGGTTTCTGTAATTCATTATACATATCGGTTCATAACAATTAGGCGGTTGAACATTTCCATTTACATATTTATCCTCGCACCAAGTCCACGGCTCGTTATGCTCATTCGGGCAATTATGACGGCTCCGCTTGCAGCCGTACACCCATTGGCACTGGTGGCTGTCGCAGTAGGTTCTGTTACTCATGCTCGAAGTCTTCACCGCGATAATACCTCTGTTCCTGTTCTCTCTCGTAGTCGTAGTCATGTGATACGTCCGTGTAATCGTCTTGATATTCCATGTAGTCCATTGTTCTATAAAGTGGTGGGTGTGGGCTGCCCACTTCGCGGTTATATGTCGCGTCCTTCTTCCTTGTGGTAAAGGTAAACTTCGTGCCGTGCCAATATCTCCTTGGCGGCTTCGCTCCTTACCTGTGCTTCGTACTTGTCGAGTGTGCCGTCCTGCCAGTCATAAATATCGGTATGCGTGGCTTGCTCGACGATGTCTAAATCGTTGTGCGGCAGCATCGAGTATAACTCCGTGTACGGTGTTGATTGTAGTGGTCTTCTTGGGTTCATCGTTGTTTGCGTTTTATTGGTTTGTTGACTTCTTCAAAATACACGCATGTCTTGTCTGGTCTCATTCCTGACAAGCAGGCTGTGATGTATCTGCACTGCTTCAATTCAGACAAAGTCTCCTTACCGAAGTAGCATGTTTTTTCGCAGTCGCTATGGTTAAATCCTTCTCTGCACGCCTTGACTTCCAACAGTTTGTCTTGCACTTTTACTCGGCATAAGACTGCTGTATTTCTCAGTATTTCTAATTCTCGTTCTTTAGTTATCATAATGTTTTATTTTACCGTCGGCTTTCGCCAGTGATAGGGATAATGTTATAAGTCTTAAAACGGTCGAGCAGTCGGCCGAAGCCATCCTTGTATTTCTGTCGCAGCTGTTCTTTGGTGAGGTTGGTGGTGAGGTGTGCCATCTTGTGGTAGTTCGTCCAAATATCGTTGCGAGCGTGAAGAAACTCGTTTGTCAGTGTCTCGGTGTCCGTTCCGTAGAACTTTGTTGACTGTACTCCGATGTCGTTGAGACAGATGTTTACCGGTTCGCACTTAAAGCCCCTATTTTCTTCCTCATTGAATGTGTATCGGTCAAGGTTGTTATGCAGCGTGTAGTAGTTAACCATCTGCGTTACAGAAAGGTTATGGAAGAAACGCGGGTTTCCTGTGATGCGCAGGTATTCTGAGAAGATTTGCATGATGAGTGTCTTGCCGGTTCCTACTGCTCCCATAAGCATGATATGTTTGTGCAGTTTGTATTTTCTTTGCGGGAAAACCTCTTCTGCGAGCGGGCTGCCGTTGAAGTAGTAGAGCAGGAAGCGCAGCACGTCCTGGTTTTCTTTATCAACGATGAATTTTCTTCGCTGGTGCGCCAACACCACATTATTAGCCACCCACATTATTGCATTAGCGTGTTCGTTATATACTCTGCTGTCTGCCATGTCTTGTGCTTTGTCCCGTTCCGCTCTTATTCTTCGCTTTGCACCATTGATGCAATCCTCCAGTGTCATTAAGCCTTGTCGTTCCATGTTGTGTGTTTTATGGTTATTATACATCTTTGCTCCCGAAGCCACCGTCATACAGATAGTCGGACGTTGATGGCGGTTTTGTTTCTATGGCGGTCTTGTCTTTGTCTTTTACCTTAATGCGCATTGTTGAGATGAGATGTTTTGACCAGTCGGTGTAGTCAGTATGTTCCTTATTGGAAATCTCCCATTCAGCGACAACCTCCTTTGCTACCTTGCGTATCATTGTAATGTCGTCGGGTCTCAGTCCGAAGTTCATTAGCAACACTTCAAGGTTACTGGCGTTCTCTTTGCCGAAGAAGCGTTTGAGACAGGCTTGGTTGTTGGCTGGTTGTGTCGTTAGCGCAGGTTTTGGAGTTGGCGCAGAAGCCGCTTTCGGTTGTGGCTTAACTTCTTTGTCCTGTTTCCCCTGTTCTTTTTCCCAGCGGTTTTTCATACCAATCTTACCTCCTTCCGAGCGTTTTTGTGACAGTTCATCTTTCGCTTGCATTCGTTTCAGAAATGATTCGGAGTAGAAGTACTTACCGTCATCGGTAAAGACAAATAACCCAAAGTTCTCAACGACTGACTTTATCAAGGCAGCATCTTCACGTAGGTCAAAGGCTATTGTATTATAATCTCGGACACACATGTAGTTTGTTGCATCGCGCATTCTTTCGAGAATCATAAAGTAAACTCCATATCCTGCTGCTTTGTGTCGCATTCGCAAGCGTATGAGCTTCTCGTCGTTGCGCGCGTTGCTGTCGTGTGAAAAATAGTTCGTCTGTTTCATTTTTTATTTCTCGGTAATTCTTATTCCGTGCGTATATAGCATGAGTTTCCGTTTGATTTTATAGACTTCCGTCCTGTATCCTTTGGTATCTTCGACAATGAGGTTTCCGTTTTTATCGGTATAGACGAAGTCTGCTATATAGTAGCACGGTCGTTCCAGGAGTTTTCCGTCCGGTCCGTACTGACGTGGTATGATTTCGTAGCGGACCTGTTCCCTGAGGTGCTTGATGAGGCCTTGTCTTTCAAGCAGCTTGAGTTCGTTCGCCCTTCTGTTTTCTTTTCTTGAGGCATAGCCACCCGACTTCTGAGCGTGATACTTGTTGCTTCCTTTGCTCTTACGGAAGTATTGCGTAACGTCCATGATGGTTGATACGTTCTTTAAGTTCGTTGTAGGCGATGAACTTCACTTGCTTGGTAGGTGGCAGCATCATCGTTGTGCCTTTGCTGATGTTACGTGCCGGCTTGGCTGCACGCTGCACAGTCTTGATTGTGCCGAAGCCACGCAGCAGGATAGGTTCATCCTTGGCGAGTGCATCCGCAATAATCTCCATGATACCCTCGACGGCGTGAGTAGCCTGTGATGGGGTGAGGTTGGAACGATTAGCCAGTTCCTTGGCGATTTCTCTTTTTGTCATTGTTGTGATTTTTTATTTGTTGTACTTCTTTTCTTTTTTAGTTGCCCATGAAGCAGCCATATTTGCCGCAAGTCTTCTTGTTGGCGGAGTGTTGTAGGTGCTTGCCCTTTCCTTACCATATCCAACAGTCGAGGCAGCTTTTTAATGAGTAGGTCGAAATGGCGGTTAGAGATTTCAATCATGTCACTTGAAGTTTATAATTTCATCCAGTAAAGCCTGTTTGTCCGTTCCGCAGAGGTAGCGAGTGAGAACCAGGTCAACGCAGCGGTTATAGAAACGCTCAAACTCGGTGTTGTCCATTGCAGCAAAGCTGATGCTTCCAGTCTTTGCGATGGGTCTGCCGTTGATATAGACTATCTCTGCCATTCCGAGGTCGAGTTTCATGCTGGTAAGCATATCTTCTTCGGAGTGTATGCCAAGGTCTTGCTCCATCCACTCGGGCAAGTTCTGATAGCAGAGGCGAACGAGTGCAAAGAATTTCTTGTGAAACTCATAGTTGCGAGGTTTCTTGATGGTACATAGGACTGTATCACCCAGTTTCAGACGCTTCTTCTCGTCGTAGTCGCTCTCGTACATGGGTACAAGACCTTGGTCGGTTACTTGGCAGTAGATGTCCATATCTGATTATGCTTTGTGGAAGATGTAGTTGGCAAAGCGCACAGGGCGACCCGTAATTCTTGACTTTGCCTCAACCATAGTAGTACTGATATTCATACCATCTTTGCGCAGGTCGAATATAACCGCGCCGAGACGATAACAGCCGTATTCGCGCAAGGCGGTGAGAGGTTCAATGCTGCCAAATCGTTGCAGATGCTGCAGGCGAGTTGCTTCTGTGTTACTTTGTTGTCTTCCATAGAGCAGGTTACTTTATGAGGAAACGGCGTGAGCCAGTCACGGTACGCTGATAGTCGGCGTAGAGTTCCGGGTGTTCGGCTGCAAACTGCTTCTCGTTAAACTTCATGCTATCCTTAGCGGTCTTCCAAGTGGCAATAACGATGGGGGTCTGTTCCTTGGTGCCAGCCATGCAGAGGGTGTCGGCATCTGCCATGAAAGTCTTCACGCGGTCTTCGATTTCTTTCTTCTGCCGTGTGAGTTCGTCGAGTTGAGGCTTGATGCTTTTGAGAATGTTGAGGTCGTCCATCAGTTCCTCCGTGACCTCAACAGTCTTACCAGTAGTAGAACGAGGGAACTTGATTTGAATATCGTCAATGTTTGTTACAGGTGGCTCTTGGTCGCCGACGATGCAGTCGCGCCAAAACTTTTCAAGTCGTTCCACCATGTAAGCGTAGAAATCCGCGTCGAAGTCGATGTCACGATAGCCGAACTTGCGACCGCGTATGAGCCAAGCGAGAGAGCCTTGACGGTAGCCCATCACGCCGAGTTGGTACATGAGTTGGCAGAACCAGTGCTTTGGCACGTCGGTTTCGTCAATCTCCAATTGAGTAGTCTTACATTCAAGGATGCCTTTGTTGTCGTTGCTGTGCTTTCCCTCCAGCCAATATGTGCGGTCGGGAGAGACACGCAGGAAGTCGCGTTCTGTATCGACTGCGAGCCAGTCGCCCTCAGAAGCCTTGATAACCTGCCGTCCGCTTTCTTCTTCAAAGTAGGTTGCGACTGCACTTTCAAGAATGTGTCCTGCACGCATGGCTTCGTTCTCCTCTACGCGAGGTGCCAAGCCTTTTTTGCGTCGCCAAAGCTGGTAGGGGGTTTCCCAAGGGTTAACACCGAGGATTGTGCCGACTTCTGACGAGCCGATACCTTTTTCACGTTGTGCCAGCCATCCTTGACGGTCTGCTGGTCTTATAATTTGGAATGCCATAGTTGAATTACTTTTGATGGTTATTGATTGCTCTCATATACGCTTCGTGCTGTTCCTTTGTACGCATCCATTGCAAGCAAGGGCGTTGCTCAGGCATCGTCAAAGAGATAAGGACACCAAGCATTTCTTCATAGCATAGGGTGTCAGCGTACTTGTCGCCCTGTTGGACTTTCCACCCATTGCTTTCAAGTGTTATTGTTACTTTCTCCATGACTGTTAGTTTAGAATGTGGACAGATGTTACTCGGTGTTTCGCACCTGCCCACCTGGACACTCATTATTGCTGGTTGAACAGTTCACCAGTTTCGGGGTCAACACGTTGTCCGTCTGCCGTCTCTACTGGCGCAGGTGCTTTGCAGTTCGTCTTGCGTGACGACTGTTGCTTTTGCATTGCAACCGTGATAACATCGACAGGCTTTTCACTGGTGTTTGCGGCAGGAGAGGGCGCAACAGCTTGTGCGGCTGGCTGTGCTGGTGCTTCTATACCTTCATATTCATCGGTTGGAGTATCGGTAATTGGAGGTTCGGGAATATCGTCGACCTGTGACGATGTGATAACAGGTGCATCCACGATTTCCTCATAGACGGCATCCTCTGCTTCTTCTTTGGTAAGAAAGCCCATTGAGATTTCGGGAGCATAGGCGCGAGACCAAAAAGCAGCAGCGCGATAGATAAGCATCTGGTCGGGCATGGTGAGCCACTTTGAGCCGGCTTTCTTTGTCCAGCCTTCTTTCTCTGCCATTTCCATGGTAATCCATACGGA